ATGCACTTGCTCCAGCACAATCCTTTGATGCCATTGGCAAAGCCTATGGAGTTAATGGAAGACGCGAAAGGATTGCGTTTTACCTCTAAGATTACCGAAACAAGCTACGGCAAAGACGTAATAAAGCTTTACAAAGAAGGCGTTTTTAACGAGCATAGCGTTGGATTTGAAATTGTAAAGAGCGACAATAAAAGCGGTTACCGAGAAATTAGAGAAATTAAACTTTGGGAGGGTTCAACTGTTACCTGGGGAGCCAACGCAAACACGCCGATTGAATCAATGAAAAGCTGGGACAAGCCAAAAACCGAGGACATGATTGTTAAGTTTGCAACAATCCTAAGAAAGGGAGACGTTACCGACGAAACAATGATTCAACTTGAAATCGGATTAATGCAATTTCAAGAACATTTAAAGGCATTGAACACTAAATCAGTTTTGGCCGTAGAATCCGACGCAAGTCAATTCACCACCGTACAAGACCCGACTTTGTCAATGGCTTTAGAGTTGGAATATATACCTAAACTCAAAAAATTTATCTAAAAACAAAATGGAAGCAATTAAATCACAATTAGATTCAGTACTTGCGAAATTGGAAGGCAACGAGGCGTTGATTTCCGACGTAAAGGCTATGAAAGAAGCTGGCGAAGAATTCAGAAAAAACCTTTCTGCTGAAACCGCTAAGCTAAACGAAAAAGCTGACGCCTTACAAGCTCAACTTGACGGCGTAGATGCACGCACCCAGGCTAGTTTTTCTAAGTCTGCCAAAAGTTATTCTTTTTCTAGCGAGTTAGAGAAAGCGTTTAACTCTGACGCATTCGGAAACTACAAAAGCGGAAACGCTAACAAAGTAAAGTTGGACCTTGAATTGAAAGGCTCCGACATGACCGTTGGAAACGCTTACACTGGTGAAGTTATTCCAGCGGACAGAGTTCCTGATCTAAAGTTTACTCCAAACAGAAAAGTAAACGTACGCCAGTTGTTGCCAGTTGGACAGACTAGCTCTAACCTTATCCGTTTCGTGCGCGAGTCTGCATACGACAACGCAGCGGCTCCAACTGCTCAAGGTTCTGCAAAGCCTCAATCCGATTTCGATTTGACCGCGGTAGATCGTTCTATTAGAACAATCCCTACTTTCATGCGATTGACAAAAGAGATGTTGGACGATACCCCAGGCTTGATTGCTTACCTTTCTAGCCGTGCGCCAAGCAAATTGTTGAACGTTGAAGATACCCAACTTCTTTACGGAAACGGAAGCGGTCAAAACTTGAATGGTTTTGCAACCGACGGATCGGCTTGGACTACTGTTAGATTTGGTACGCTAATCAATAGATTTGACGTTTTGGCCTCTGCGGTTGTTCAAACAACTAAAAACGAATACGCGCCAAATGCAATCATGATTAACCCATCTGATTACTTGCAGTTGGTATCTACTAAGGAATCGACAGGAAGCTACATTTTGCCGACTTATGTTACAATGTCAGGCGGTCAAATGTTTATCTTGGGCGTTCCAGTTTACGCAATCAATGGAGTTGTTGCTGGCGATTTCTTTGTTGGAGACTTTGCACTAGGTTCCCAATTGTTTGTTCGTCAGGGCGTAACTCTTGAGTTTTTCGAGCAAGACGCAGACAACGTAACTAAGAACTTTGTAACCGTACGCGTTGAGGAGAGAATTGCTTTGGCAGTTTACACTACTCAATCAATCGTTTACGGAACATTTGCAGCCGCTTTGGCTAACGGTTCCGCGGTATAAGTAAAATAGGTGTTTGTTTATAAAAGGGTCGCCAAATATTGGCGGCCTTTTTTTATTTATCTAAAAATCAATACCTTTCAACGAATCAAAAATAAAAAACATGAATATCGTTTTTTTTGTACACGCATGGGCGGGCACCCATAACTCGGGCGCCGAGTGGACCGTTCAACATTACGCCAAATATTTTCACGAAAAAGGATGCAGTATTGAAGTGATTTTACCCGAGGGCCAAATTTATCCCGATGGCGAAAAGTTTGCTTTTATCAAGTTTATTACTGGCTATTATTCAAACGATTTTTTTCTAGCCTTACAAAATGCAAGCGTAATATTTACCCATTTAGATAATACAGGCGTTGCAATTAATTGGGCAAGGCAATTTAAAAAGCAATTGATTTTTTTAAGCCACAACGATTCCGATTATAGAAACGTAAGGTTTAAAGCGCAAAACATTCACGTTGTTTACAACAACAAAGCAAACGAAAAAAACGTACAAAACGGGCCTTACCCAAATGCGTCAATTGTTTGCAAGCCGCCAATTTTTCCCGAGGATGTAAAGTACAACCGCAAACATGGGCAATATATTACCCTAATAAATTGCAACGAAAATAAAGGCGGTCAGATATTAATTGAACTTGCAAAGCGATTACCAAAGCGCAAATTTCTTGGCGTGCTTGGAAGCTATGGCGAGCAAATCATGGACGACACGCTAAAAAATTTAAAGTATGTCGCGCAAACTCCTGAAGTCCATTTGATCTACGGCAAAACAAACATTGTGCTTGTGCCCTCATTTTATGAGTCCTATGGGCGCGTTGGTTTGGAAGCGGCAATTAATCGACTGCCAGTTATTTGCACGCCTACGGATGGTTTAAAGGAATGTCTTGGCGCCGCTGGTCTTTACTTTGATCGTGACGACATAGATGGCATGGCGGCAAAGATTGAAGAGTTGATGAGCGACGAAATTTTATACGATTTCCACCAAAATATAATGCGAAACTTGGCAGAAGAGCGGCTTAAATACCAGGACCAAGAACTAGAAAGATTCTTTAATTTTATCGTTGACAAAGCAAAAAAACAATACAATGAGTGATTTACTATATAGTCCAACAAATGGCAATTTTACTGGCTATTCCATTCAGTTTGCAGACGTGGCGCCAGTTACCGAACCAATTACATTGGCAGAGGCAAAAGAATACGCTAGAATTGATGGAGCCGCCGAGGACACTTTAATTACTAGTCTTATAAAAGTTGCGCGACTACATTGCGAGTCGTATATGGGCAAGGCAATTATTCGCAAAACAGTCACAATCGAATCGTTTGGATTTCCTTACCAATGGCAAATTCCTTACGGTCCTTTACTTTCGGCTGCGGATGTTACAAAGGTCGTGACGCTAGATCAAAACAATGCTGAGACGGCTTTAAATTACCAGTTAAACGTGGGACTGTTTCCAAAGATTAACATTATAGGAGGCGCACAATCTTATAAGTTTAAAATGGTTTATGTTGCTGGATTTACAACGGTTCCCGAGGACATAAAGCTTGCCGTTAAAATGATGGTTAATACCTTGTATGAACGACGCGAAGATTTTAGCGACTTACAGGCTATTCCATCGCCTTTAGGAGTAAAGGCAATCTTAATGCCTTATAAAACTTATAATTGGTTTGGCGCGTGAGGACTAATAAGGAACTTAAAGCTGGCGATTTGCGCGAGCGCATTTCGTTTTACAATCCAAGCCTTTTTGGCGATGGTTACGGCGGTTTTTATTCCCAGCCAACACTTACCTACACTTGTTGGGCAAAGGTTACCAATCTTAGCGGATCGAGGCAAAATAGCGAGGATCAAATGGTTATTAAAAACCAATGGGAAGTAATTATTCGCGACAATCCCCTAGTTACAATTACCAAGTCAATGCATATTAATTACGGCGGTCGAGTCCTGGTAATTAGCGAAATAATTGACGTTAAAGAATACGACCGAATGATTAGGTTTATTGCAATTCAACGAGACTAAAATGCTAAGCATTGAATTTAACAAGCAAAGCCTTAACACGTTTTATAAGTATTTAAAAAACTTAGAGGACGACGTTGCCGACTATGTACGGGCGGAGGTTGAAGATTCAATGCTGGCAATTGAAAGCGAAGCGGCAAGCAATGTGGCCGTTGATACTGGAGCGCTAAAAAATAGTATTCAATCAACGCCAATTAAAGTAACTAAAAACGAAGTTACTGGAGGCGTGGAGGTTGGCGCTAATTACGCGGCTTATGTTGAGTTTGGAACTGGGACCAGGGTAAAGGTGCCAAGCGAGTTAAGCGATTTCGCGGCTCAATTTAAAGGCGATGGAATAAAAGAAGTTAACTTACCAGCAAGACCGTTTTTTTATCCTGAAGTTTTTAAACAACGGACAGAATTGCCAAAAAATATTGAGCGTACCTTAAAAAAATTACTTGCTAAATGAGAAATATAAAACCATTTATTCGCAAAGCATATTGGACGGCTTTAAATAATACGATTATTTACAAAGGTGCGCTTGTCCCTTGTTACGATACTTTTGCGCCTGACACGGCGGTTTTTCCATACATTTTAATTGGAAACCAAACGCAAGAAGACGACAAAGACAACCAGGAATACAATTACATTACCACAATCACTTTGGACGTTGTAACGGCTGGGATTGCCCCATACGGACGCATTGACGCTGATCTAATTGCTGACTCTATTTTACAAATCGTTTGCCTTTATCCCGAAAATTATTTGGCGCTGCAAGTTGGCAAAATTGTTACGGCTAAGCTTATACAACAAACTAGCCTTTCAAGCATTACGGACACAAACATTGTGCATCGTGAAATAATGACAATTGAAAACTGGATAAATGGCTAAGGTAAACGGGTCCGCTTTATTTGTAACGGTTGGACTTAATAGGGTTGCCAAGTCAACGAGTTACGAGTTGTCCGCTGAAATGGGACAACTGGATAGAACAAGCAACGAATCGGGTTATTTTGCAGACCATATTTCAAGACTTGCGTCCTGGTCCTTATCTAGCGAATCGTTATACATTCAAGACGGCTTTTCCTTTGGCGATTTATTTAACGCTTACGTCAATCGTGAGCGTATTTATTTGTCAGCTGGTCAAGAAGACAATTTAAATTTTATTGGCCTGGCAATGATTGAGTCGTTAAGCCAGTCGGCGCCTATGGAAAACGTTGCAACAATTTCCGCAAGCTTTAAAGGTGTTGGTGGACTTTATCCGACGATTTTACCAGCCGAGCGCTTTATTGTTGACGAATTATTAGAAATAATTATAGATCAAGACGGCAACTTTTTGGTCTACACATAAAATTTATTGTTTTGCAATTATTCAAAGTCCTTTTATTTTTAAAAAAAATTAGAATTTAACCTAACACAAATATGCCTACTCTTGGAAAATTTAACGGCACGCTCCTAAACGTTTACCTTA